ACGACCTCCCAGATCCAAAGCATTACCGAGAACCTGCAGGGCGATGGTTCGCAGTGGGTTTGGATGGATGCAGACAGCCAGCAGAACTCCCAGAGTGCAACCATTGCACTGCAGTCTCTGTAATCAACCCAAGCGTCTTAACGTCAAGAAGGCCCCACAATGTGGGGCCTTCTTCTATCTGCCTGACGGTGCCTGAACATGGCATGGGAAAGGCGCAGCACCATCATCGGGCAGCGCGGCATCATACGTGAAGCCTGCACGCACTCACACCCTCCAGGCACACGGCGGCGACGCCCACCGCAGCGTCTGCGCCACGCAATCCACGCTCTTCCGCTACCGCCTGCGGGCTGCATCAATAAATTTTTTTGCAAAAATGGATTACCGCAAAACCATAGGCCAAGACCGCGCCAGATAAAGGATCTCGGGCGTGGTTAGGATCTGACAAGAAGGATCCTTTTGCGGTTTCTTACAGTTTCAAGGGGAGCTGGCTTAGGACGCTGAAAACGTAACTCGTTGAATATATTTGGAAGGCTGTACTTTGTGTGGGGATTTAAATAATCAGGAAGGGTCCAGTTTGCCTCGAGGGAACAGCTGGAAGGCTTTTTGTTTCAGTCGGTTAAGACTAATGAGGGCCGATTTGATAACTGAATTTTTGAAAGGGGCCGATCAGTCTTGATGCCCTTACCCTCCCCCACGATTGTGCGGTCCGTTCCCCCAACAATGTGGACTCGCACACCCCCTGGAACATTGTTAAAGTGCCAGCCCGCATAAAACTCAACAACCTATAAAACGCGTAAGACTGAAGGCAAAAGCTATGGTGATAACAAAGTCGCTGGTATGCGCAACGATACCTACACTGCTGCTACAAGTGATCAGCTTTGGCACATGGGCTGAAGGAAAACAAGTCTGCTCGTCAAATCAACTAGCGGCCATCAAGACTCGTTTGACTTCAAACACCGAGCTGACAGCTAGTGCCTGTAAGACGTTGCCAAACCAGCCAGAGGTAACCTTAATCTCCTACATTTTCCCAGATAATGGGGAGCGCAATGATGATATATCTCTACCCACAAGTCTGTGGCGAGTAGAACTCATTTCCCAGGGGAAAGTAAGACAGCGGTTTGAGGAAATCATTGAAGAAGATGCCAGCATCCGTATCGGTAGCGCCAGTATATGGCTCGATACAGCGCCCTACCTACTGACCAAAGTAGAACGAGCCTTTGGCGTAAGATTAGATATCGGCTATGGCCCCTCGTGCGCCGATGGTTTTAGGTCCAACTTTTTACACCTCTTCCGAGTGCATGGCGGAACCCTACAGCGCATCATGAACGGCGCTCCGATGCTGCACACCTACATACGAAAAGGCATGCCTTGCTCACCAGAACCAATAGATTTAGAACGGGGCATGTCATATATCCAAGTCATGCCAGAGATGTCGAACGGTCTGCACGATCTTAAAGTTGTAACCAAAGCGAAAACCAAGACCATCGAGCAGGATGGATCCTCTCAAACTTCCAGTCAGAGAACATTGAATACCACCCTGCGCTTCAATGGCCATGAATACCCGATTGGAGAATGGGATAACTTACCGAGCAAGGAGTGGTGGAAGTAAGCGGCTATACCCTGATCTAGGCGGTAAAATCGTCGGGTATGTACAGAACCCTGTAAAAGCCTCTCCTTCAGCAGGCTTTGCTGTTTTTGGCCGAAGGAGTACCACCACCGGTCCAATCCGCGAGACACAATCGCTATTGCCACCCAGTGGCCATTTGACCAAAAACAAAAAGGCCACTATTGCTAGTGGCCTTCGTAAGTCTTTGATTTAAATGGTGCCGAGGCCGGAATCGAACCGGCACGACGCGAACGTCGAGGGATTTTAAATGCCTGAGCCCGGCCTTTAAAAACAAATAGTTACGTGAAAACAGTCACTTAAGTGCACGCCATTATGCGGAAAAATGCGGTGTTCTGTGAGCTGTGTGGATCAAATGTGGACACTACCGCAGCTTGTTGACCGTCAGCGGATTGAGCCGCAAAGCATCCTCGAGGTGGTCTGGGGCAAAGTGTGAATAGCGCATCGTCATGGTGATGGTCGAATGCCCGAGTATCTTTTGCAGCACCAGAATGTTACCACCGTTCATCATAAAATGGCTGGCAAAGGTGTGCCGAAGAACGTGGGTACTCTGCCCTGCTGGTAGCTGGATCCCTGCCTTGTTAATGGCGGATTCAAAGTGGTGGTAACACTCACTGAACAGCTTGCCGCGTCGCTTGGGGATGATGTCGATCAGCTCCTGGTTGATGGGCACGGTTCGACGTTTGCCACCCTTGGTGTGAGTGAACGTCAACCGGTTGTTGGCAACCTGCGACTGGGTCAGATCTTGGATTTCCCCCCATCGCGCCCCAGTAGCCAAGCAAAGCCGCACCACGATACCCAAGTCAGAGTGGCTGGCTGAGTCGCAGGCATCCAGCAGGGCCTTGATCTCGTCAGGGTACAAAAACGCCAGCTCTGATTCGGTAACCCGGTAAAGCCGCATCCCGGCCAGCGGATTCTCTGCCGTCCACTCCCCCAATCGTTTGAGTTCATTGAACACAGCCCGCAGGTAGGCATGATCGCGGTTCACCGTCGACGCACTCACCCCCTTGCCATCCTGTGTGGCGGCACGGCGATCGCTCACTGCGCCAGAAAGTCGAGCCTCCCGGTACTTGGCAAAGTCATTGCCGGTGAACTCTCTGGCCAGCGGATTACCCAGGCTTTCGCAGATCAGCAGCAGTTTGGAGCGCCGCTGCTCACCATCACGCAAGCTCTGGCCATGCAGCCCATACCATCGCTCAACCAGATCGGCCAGCCGTCGGTTATCTGCCGCAAGTTCAGCGGTTTGCTCATCATCCCCCTGCCAAGGCTTCTCGGCGAACTGCTCAAGCTGCCACAGCTCCCACGCGGCCGCCTCGCCTTTGGTGGCAAATCGCTTGCGCCTGCGCGGCCCATTGCGACCACCTGGGCGAATATCAGCAAGCCAGAGCAGTGGCTTGCCGTCATCAAGTTTGCGAACGGTCATGAGAGCAGACCCACTCCCAACCCAATTATCTGACCCAATACCGAGCGGCCGACCTCCCGGGAATCCGCCTTGACGGCCTCGACCAATCGTTCCCCCAAACTCCCTTGCAGGCTATCGGGGGTGGCCTTGAGCACCTCCAGTCCCTTCGCAGTCAGCACTGCATTGAGGATGCCGTCATACGCCGCTGGTGTGCCATGCAGATATCCAGCATCAACCAACCATCTCAGGCTTTCGAACGCAAATTCCTTACGCTTAAAATAAGGATAATTACGGTGAAGGCCTTCAGCGAACAAAAGTTCTTCCTCCTCTGGTGAAAGACAGTCAATGTGCTCGCCATCCTCGGTGACGATAAAGTTGCTGGATGCCAGAAGCTGGGGCACCGGAAAACGGCTATACAGTTCTGCCAGTGCCAACACCACAATGGTATCGAATCGTTCAATATTGGAGACCATATGAATCCTTCATTTAAAGAGACATTTGCCGATCATCAGCGTAGGTACGAACTGACCGACATCATGAAGAGGCACATCGTGTCGCAACTCAACGGCTCCGTGGACGCCGTGCGAGCCCGTGCCTTTTGGCGCACCCATCTGCCAAACCTCGCAGAAGCGGAAGGGACCGAGCAACTGGCGGAAGCGCTTGCATCGGCACTTGAAGAAGTGCACAGAAAACTTATTCCCCCCCTGGCCGGTTGATGTGCTCCCAAACTCAAGACCTACTTGCCCAGTTCGGCCGACTTGCTCAGCCAGGTTCCTGTACAAGCGAGGTAGTAGATTACATGGTCATGAAAACCTGCAAAGTTTGCCCAGCAGCATCACAACTCTTGCCTAGCAAAATGCTCATCTTCCTGATAAATATTTGTTTTTGTACAATTACAGAGCCAGACATCCATCACCGAATAAAACAATTGAAGTTGTGCTCATTTAATACATTGCTACGAACATCAAATCTAGAGAACAACGCAAGCTCACACACAAATTCATTTGTCTCCCCATCAACTATCGCACTATAAACACCAGCGTCCTTTACCCTAGAAATATAAAAATCAAAAACCTCTGTTCTTAAAGACCTATACGCATTCATGCTATAATCTGTAAATACGCTTGATGGAAGTGTGCATTCGGTGTTAATGCAATCAAGGACTGCATATTTTTCAATGTACTTTTGATACTCGCTAAACTTCTCATCGTATACCGATATAACAGCCATGAAATATATTTCAGCGTCAGCCAAATTGGTTTTTAATACTTCGACATAAAATTGTTTTTTTTCATTAGATATCAACATTGATTCATCGATGTACTTTAATAACTTCAACGCTAATGACACAGGGGAGATGACAGATTGCATATTAGAAATATTCATTGCTCTATCATAGCCTGAATGATTAAATCCGTTGTAGTTTTGCAAATCAATCTCTGCATTCATTGTGTAATAAAATATATTCCAAGCTTCTCTTCCTTGAGTTTCCCCAGTGCGTATCTTGGCGGACTGTTCTTTATAAAATCCAAGCAACTGAAATACTGTCCCTTCAAATAACTGTTGATTCATCACCTCGGTTTGAATTTTGAACAAACCACTTTGGGATGTCATTTCATCCCGCGTCATCTTAAGTTCTAATTGGGACACTGCCAGTTGCCGTTTTTGAAGCAGTAAAGTCACAACAACGGCCGAAAATGCCAAGCCAGAAAAAAGTGTATTCAGTGCTCCATACATGTCACCAAACACACCAATTTCGGCATACTCTGTTACTGGACTTCTGCCCTGCAAATACCAAACAATTTTTGGATAGTGAAACCAAAACAAAAATATAATTGAAGGTAAGGACACCGCGACGAAAAGCCAATGTGTTAGTATCATCCTAATATAGGAAAACAATGTCCACAGCTTAGCTAAACATGTGTTATCACCTACAGGTCTCATATTAATATGCCTATTCCATTATTGTTTTTTTATGGCTCACTCTTATCGTTTCTGGAGTCAAGGATGATGTTTGCAATATCATCTCCACTCAAGATGGTCGCAATCTGCTTTTCTGTAAGACCTTGTAGTGAGATCTTTGAACCATCTTTTCTCACCACTTCAATCGAGCCTTTTCGACGATTATGCAGCCATGCGACAATAACTCCTGCCAGTGGAACGACAACACCAGTCAAGTTACCAATTAACTCCAGAATGGCATGGGGTGAACCAGCGCTAAACTGTAGTCGATAGTCGTGAGCGATCGCTTCCTGATTCAACATCTTGTCTAAATCGGTTGCATCTCCATAAACCAGAAAGGTTAGGCCGCCATGTTCACTGTAGTGTGCCATTCAACTCCCCTCGCATACTTTGAGAGACATCCTCGAACAGATGCCGTTTTACTGACCATGACGCCTAGAGGTCTTGTCAGACGGTTTACTCTATTTATCTATCTGGTACTTTGCGCAATCACGGCGCTTCTATGCCGCCAGCTCATACTGCGAATTCACCAAGATAGTTATCCCATCACTTGTACCGGCCTTCATTGGCACACCTTCGATCAACTTCAGCACTTTGCCTTTCAATGCCTGCTGCTAAGGCATGCCAGACTGCTGATTCTTGCACCCGCTAAAACCTGACAATGCAAAAAGGGCGCATTAGCGCCCTATCGTTTTCTAAAAATTCGGTGTTCTACCATGACTCCGATGATCTCGATTTGCTGCCGGTCGGAGTGCATGGGGGGGTAATCGTCATTGAGGGGGACAAGCTCAAACACCTCTTGCCCGTTCTCATCGATGCCGCGGGGTCGGTACTTCTTGAAAGTGGCCTCTTCGCCGCCGTTCTTGGCAACGACATAATCGCCAGGACGAGGTGACTCATCGGGGTCAACGATGATCAGATCCCCTTCATTGAAGAGCGGGGTCATGGAATTGCCGCGCAGCCAGAGGCCAAACCCACAAGGGCCAATATCGATACTGGCAGACACATACTCGACATTGCCATCGAAGGTAGTGGCCTGCTCGCACATCTCCCGCCAGTTACCCGCCTGGACATAGCTCAGAATCGGCACCCGATTCCCCTGGGGAATAACAGCAGGCTCGACGTTATGGTAACCAGGGGGATGTGCATCGGTCATCCCAACGACACCGCCCTCTTTACCAGTCAGCAGCCAATCAACGGATACACCAAGTGCCGCCGCCAAGTCATTGAGGTAGCGCCCTTTCGGCTGATTTAGTCCCGACTCCCATTTCCCCACAGATACACCACTGATCCCAATTTTTTTGGCCAGAGCGACTTGGGTCAAAGACAGGTCTTTTCGTCTAGATGCAATACGGTCACTTATGTTCATAAAACCTAAGTTACATCAAAAGAATGAAACTTGGGTTTGTGCCAGAGACAACCCTAAGTTATATTCAACCCATAAACTAACTTAGGGTTGCTTGGTGGGTTATGAAAAAGACAGACGTTATCGATTACTTCGGCAGCATCGGGGCTACTGCAAAAGCCTTGGGCATTTCTCATGTCGCTGTTGGGAAGTGGGGGGCAGCCATCCCCAAAGGCCGTGCCTACCAAATCGAAGTGCTGACCGGTGGCAAGCTGAAAGCCGACCCCGCTGCACAACCCTCGACCCCGGCACAGTAAGGAGATCGCCATGACGATGGAAAACCATCCTGCCGAGCCCTTCACCGAGGTACTGCGTGAGCTGGCTGCCATCAAGCAAGGGTTGGCCCTGCAGTCACTGCCGGCCATCCCGCTCGATGCCTTTCTGGAGATGCTGCTCGACGTTTACAACTTCAAGCTCCCCAAGCGTACCGCCCAAGACATGATTGCCGATGGCCGCATTCCCATCATTCCCAAACTGCGGGCTGGCGATCAGCCCTGGGTCAATCTGGTGCGCTGGCGCGATATGGCCAGAGAGCCAGAACAGTATTTCAAGTTGGTCAATGAGAACACTGGCCGCCGGTTGGCCAGCAGTGCCTTGGCCAAGAAGTCCACTCCCCGCTCTGTGGCTTGATCTCACAGTAGCGGCTACGAACAGGAGCCGAAAGTGTCTAAACATCAACAAAACCTACACAGTCACTTTGCCGGTGCGTGTGACCGCTTCAAGCAGGCACACAACCTGACCCAGTTGGCCGCCGAGATCGACATGAACGCCGATGTGCTGCGCAACAAGTTCAACCCGGCGCAAGAGCGGCACAAGCTGACCGCCCAAGACTTGATCACTCTCTACCATGCCACCGGGGACGACACCCTGTTTGATGGTCTGCTGTTTGAGTGCGGCCTGACTGCCGTTCGCCTCCCCTCTACCGGCGCCGCCATCACCACAGAGGCCCGCGCCCAGCAGGCACTCAACGCTGGCGCCCAGATCATGGGCGTCACTGCCCAGGCGACCACCATCCTCGCCGGTGACCGCGTCACCAAATCCAACAGAAACACCGTCGTCGGCGGCTTGTGGGCTGGCATCGAGCACCTCGTGCTGCTGGCAACCGAGATCGAAGACCGCTTTCACGCCGTCCCTAGTCTTGCGTGTGCTGCCGACATGGCCCGCGCAGCCCTGGGCGCATAGGAGACCAGACCATGAGATTGATTTGCCCGCACTGTGGTTCCCGCGCCAGCACTCGCACATCCACCCGGATGAGCCCGCTGTGCGGCATCGCCACTTACCAATGCAGCAATGTGGATTGCGGCCACACCTTCAAGGCGGGGTTCGAGATCATCGCCACCATCAGCCCCAGCGCCATGCCCAATCCGGCCATTGTGCTGCCCATGGTCCCGCGCAGGGTAAAGGCGGTGGCCCAGTGATCCCCTCACTGGCCGCCAAATTCTGCGCCCAGGTGAAGGAGAAACCAGCATGCAACACACCCAACACGACCCACGCAACATCGCCGGTCTGACCGCCGAAGAGCAGGTGCTGATGAATACCGCAGGCATTGCGCTGTTGCGGGAGCACCTCAACCGGGCGGGTTCAAACCTCGACGGTGATTGGCTCAATGCGTCCAAGACCAAGCGCGTCGCCATTTGCGCCATCGCCCGCCAGCCATGGGATTCGCTGATGATGGCGACCCTCTCTGCCCTGCCCTATCAGCAACGTGAGGCGATCCGCCTTGCGGTGATTGCGCTGGATTATCAGTCGCTGTTTCACAGCGGGTGTGATCCCAAGGTGTGGCACCCGTCGGTGAAGGTGACGCCGGCTGAACTGGCCGAGCGGAAAAAGAGAGAACAGGCCAAACGCCAGCGACTTGATCATGCGGTGCATGTCGCTGGCCAGATTAGCCAAGAAGGCCCGAGACCAATCGGGCACTAAAAAGCCCGCTTAATGGAGGTGCAACTCCAAGCGGGCCTTTATCAACAACGTATGAGGAAGTCGACATGACAACTTTAGCGATCCCCTGCGCCCTGCGCAACCTTCGCATCCAGCAACGCAAGCTGACGGGCCGGTATGGCGCCCGTCTTAGCCAACACCCGGACGGTGTTGCGCTTATCGAGCGGTCAACCGCACTGGCTTGGGCTTCTCTGTTCAGCTGCATCACTCCCTGCACTACTTCACAAGGAGCCTGACCATGACCACACAACCGACCCAAATCAATCTGCTCAACCACCATGCCGCCAAGCGCCTGCGCCAGTTGCGGGAACAGTTGAAGCTGAGCCGCCCGAAGTTTGCCGATCTGCTGGGCATTCCACCCACCACGCTCAAGAACTACGAGCTGGGGTACCGCGAGATTGGCGGCGGTTTGTTCCTGCTGATTGCCAACCACCTGGAGCTGAAACGGCACCTCGACTGGCTGCTGACCGGCATCGCTACGCCGGAGGTGCAGCCATGAGACAGCTCTTCCATCCCGTATCCCAACAGGAGGCGCTGGCAGAGTTGCCGCGCCTTCAGCAACGGCTGACAGCCAAAGCTCGCCCTGCCTCTTTTACCTATCGGGGGTCAGAGGGCAAATCCCTGTTAGTCCAAGCGCAGCAGTCATTGCGCTGGCACCAGTTGTTTCACCACCTCAACCGGAGGGGCCACTAATGAGTGACGCAGTCAAGATTGCCAGCCTGGCACCCAAGGTGATCGAGGGCCTGCTGGCCGAGATGTTTGCCGCACACGCCGAGGATAACCGCATCGCCCTGGGCGAACTCTACTCGGGGGATGAATACATCCAGGTGCAACTGGTGGTGACCAGCAAGCCTGCGGATCTGCTCGATGACGATTTGGTGATGGGGGATGAGGCATGAGTACCACGCTGTTCACCCTGGCCAGCCTGAAAGAGTGGCTGACCCAGAACGAATCGAAACTGCTGCCGACAGCCCCGCTCTGCTGTGGTGGTGAACTCGGTATCTCGATCCGCATCGAGGCGGGCCATATCGCCATCGATGAGCCGGACTTTCAGGCAATAGATGAGGCATGCGATGAGCAACTTCGAACTGTTTGAACTGGATGCGCAACAAGAGCAGAACGAAACAGGCCCTGCACATATGCAGCCCACCACACCGGTCAGCCAGCTGAGCACCCACTGGTTTGCCGCCCGCGCCGAGTTTATCGCAGCGGGCATCGATGCCAGAGGCAACCGGGATCAGGTGGCCGAGCTGCTAGCGCTGGGCGCAATGCGCACCGTCTATTGGTTGGCCGTTGCCAATGTGGAGTTGGCACTGGCCCGGGAAATTGCCGAGTGGTGGGCCGAGTGCGCACCACTGCATGGACAGGGGGAGACCATCAAATGAACCACCGCCTGATATCAGACATGGAGCGGAACTTGGGTTGGTGGTGGGAAGACCTTCGTGGTGCCAGTGCGCGCCTGCGTGGGTATCAGCGCCAGCTCATCGAGTGCCGCCAGATCTCGCCACGACCACGGGCCACCATCGCGCTGACCCTGCGCCAGTGCGCAGCCGCCCGCCGGATATGTGCTCACACCACCCTCGTTATCAAGGCCCGCCGTGGCGGTCTGAGTTCACTGTTAGGTTCTGCTGCACAATGACCAACAAACAAAAAACAGAGCCAACCGCCGAGGCTGGCCAGCTTGGTTTTGCCATCACCCGCCTGCCAACGCCAAAGCTGAACCAGCTGCCGCTGTCTAAAAAGACCCTCAAGGCACGCATTGATGCCCTCGCCAACTCCATGCCGGGTACCAAGTTGGAGGCCACCTTTGTAGGGGCGCCTGGTGAATCAGATCTGGTCTGGGCTGTGCAGCTGCTCGATGGCCTCTCCACGCAGTTCACCCAGATCCTGTTCAAACAGTACGTGCGCCGCCGCAAAGATGGCACCGCTCGCAACTGCCGCAGCGCCAATATCTGGCTACGGGAGCGGGTGAAGTGGGTTCGCTCTCTGGTAATGGCACTGCCGGTCGATGCCCAGCACCTGCGCGATGATGACGGCCGCAAGCGGGTAGCCCACCAGTTCGCCAACCAGACCGCAGCCATCTGGAAAAACATCGAGCAGTACACCACCGCCGGTGAACTGGATCTGATGGAGACATGGGAAGTCATCAAGCAGCCCGCCGACCAGTGGGGATTCATCGGCAAGGTGCCGAAATTCCAAACCAAAGAGGCGCGGGATAACTGGATCTTGAGCGTGATGGTGCGCCTGCTCGCCGCCAAGTGGTGGGAAAAGCGCGTTAACCGCTGCTGGGATCGGCTGCAAGAGCACATCGCCATCCTGCTGGGCAAGGTACGCAAGGGTGTCTCCGCCTACGTCTCGAACGCCACCATGAAGGTGGTGCGCGAGCGTAAGCGGGCCATGATGCGCTGGCTGGCCGAGTCGGAAGTGATGAACGGCCAGCATGATCTGGTGATCTCGATGAAGGACTGCTGGGAAGCGAGCATCTCCAACCCGGTCAACCGCCGCAACGAAATGATGACCCGCATGAGGGGCTTTGAGGACTACGCCGAGCAGCAGGGCCATCTGGGGGTCTTCTTCACCTGGACTGCACCGAGCCGCTACCACGCCTGGAAGACCGCTAGCAACGGCAAGACTATCGAGAACAAGCATTACCAGGGCTCTACACCGCGCAAAACCTGCGCCTATCTGGCCAAGCTGTGGAGCCTTACCCGCGCCTCACTCAAACGCAATGAGTTACCTGTCTACGGCTTTCGGGTGTGCGAGCCTCACCATGACGGCACCCCGCACTGGCACATGCTGCTATTTATGCGCCCGTCAGACCGCAATAAGGTGATCAGCACCCTGCAGCACTACGCCCTTACCGACGACAAGGCCGAGCTGGTGCGGGTCCCCATGGCCACCCCAACCTTCACCGATATCACGCCCCGGTTCGACTGGAAGATGATCGACCCGGCCAAGGGTGATGCGACCGGCTATCTCGCCAAGTACATCGCCAAGAACATCGACGGCGCCTATGTCGGTGACGATGAGGAAGCGAACACCCCAGCCGACCAAGGCGCTCTGCATGCTTGCGCGTGGGCCAGTTGGTGGGGGATCCGCTCCTTCCAGCAGATCGGCGGCGCACCGGTCGGGGTATGGCGTGAGCTGCGCCGCATCAGCAACGCCAAGAAGAACGGCGATCTGGTGGGGCCACCCAAGCCGGTGCTGCAAGACCCCCGCTTTGAGGCGGCCCGTTATGCCGCCGATAACGCCATCTTTCGTTGCTACCTAGAAGCCATGGGCGGCGCGCTGGCTACCCGTGCCGAGCACCCCATCAAACTAGCCCACCTCATCGAGGAACAGGCCAACAGCTACGGCGAAGACATTAAGCGCCTTATGGGGCTGCACACCGCTCGCCTGGGTATCAAGACCCGCCTGCAAGGGTGGGAAGTGGTACCAGCAGGCACCTATGAGGCCGCCAAGGCCGCCGGGGATTCGGGTTGGGGTGTAGGTGTTCAGTCGGGCGACAGCCCGGCTCCTTGGAGCTCTGACAATAACTGTACGCGGCCGGATCCTGAGGCCTTCGCAGACCAGATCATGAGGGAACAATGGGGGTTATCACCCTTCTCCATTGACCGTTTACGGTCAGGTGCCAGCGTAAGAGCAGACGGTTTCACCCTCTGGCTGGAGAACGGGCAGCTGCAGTCAGGCCGCGCACTACCAAGCGAGCCGGATTGGCAACAAGAAGACCAGCAGCCAGTCGAACAGGACGAGTTCGATGCATACGCGGTACCGGAAGGCGATACGGACTGGCCGATGCTGGTTGAGCTGTGCGGCAAGGTCTATGAGGCACAAGGCCACGCCGGGGCGCACCGCTGGATCGAGATGCTGCCGCAACCATACCAGTCAGAGATGTGGCGGATGCTGGAGGGGCTGGATACGCCGGAATGGATGCAGGAACAACACGACTGCCGCAAGGTACTCACATGAAGAATTAAGTAGCTATCAACCACCAAATACAGGGGGGCAATTGAATACATATAGACAGCTTGTGCATCCCAGTAATATCATGATTTTAAAATAATTTTTTTGTGAGTAGCATAGAGAATAATCATGAACTTTGATCTGAACGTTATTGCGACTGGTCTCGCGGCTCCTGTGGCAGTGCTAATTGTTAAGACTCTCTTGGATCTCAGCCTGGCTCGCTGGTTCGTGAAGTACTTTTTTTGGCTTCCCGTAAGGGGATTCTTTCGAGATCACCCGCAAGATCTTTCAGGCAAGTGGGAACAGACATGGGAGCCTGGGGGCAGCGAAACCTTTATTAATCCAACCGATAGGCACAGCTATACAGATATCAAGCAATTTGGTCGCTATGTCTACGCAGAGTTTGATTCTAAAGGAAGGACCTACTGCATGTTCGGAAGAATCCGGAACGGCTATGTAATTGGTGAGTGGTACGACAAAGCAGATCGATACGCATACTTTGGTGCCATGCAATTACGCATCGTTGGTGGCAATGTTCTTAAAGGGCTGTACATAGGTCATTCCTTCCGTACAAGCGAGGTTGGTTATGACGAATGGAACTGGAAAAAAAACTAGGAGTAATATGGCTAACCAGCCGCTCTAACCGAGTCACTTCTGCAAGCCATATTTATACTCGTAGATAAGGATTACTTAACTACCGGTAGCTCGCCGAGCGCGGTGGTATAGCGGGGGCTTAGCTGCTCCCGTTTCATCATCCACTCTCGAGTATCCCGGCCGCAGGCCGCGAAGTAGACCTTCCCCAGCCGTCCTTGGTTGATGTTGTCGATGACCTGCATCAGCGCCTCGCTGCGCGGGGATTGCTGCTGTGCGGCAAACAGGTCGCCCTGCTGCATGCTGGCGGGGGTGAATTCGGCCAGCATGACGCCCCCTTTCTGGTAACGCTGCTCGTCGCGCCAGATGCGGGGGAGGAGTTCCGGGATCAGAGCCAGCAGCGCCCGGGTGTCATGGGTGGGCATCGCCAGCTTGGTGCTCACCTGGTTGCCGTAATAGGGCTCCCGGTCGCTGAACGGGCTGGTGCGAATGAACAAGGTGACATGGCGGCAGCACATCCCCTCCCCCCGCAGCTTCTCGGCGGCACGCTCCATGTAACCGGCCAGCGCCTGGTGCATGGGGCCGATCTGGGTGATACGCTCGCCAAACGAGCGTGAGCAGATGATCTGCTGCTTGGCCTGGGCCTCTTGTTCCAGCTCGGCGCAGGGGATCCCCCGCAGCTCCTGCACCGTGCGTTCGACCACCACGCCATAGCGGCGCCGCAGCGCCTTGGGGTCGGCAGCGACCAGGTCGGCCACGGTCTTGATGCCCTGTGCCTCCAGCTTGGCCGACAGCCGCCGGCCAATGCCCCATATCTCGTCCACCGGGGTGATCGCCATGAGCCGGGCGCGCCGCGCTTCATCCCGCAGATCCACCACGCCGCCGGTGGCGGGCCACTTCTTGGCGGCGTAGTTGGCAAGCTTGGCGAGCGTCTTGGTGGGGCCGATGCCGACCCCCACGGTCAGCCCAGTCCACTGCTGCACCCGCTCGCGGACTTGGCGGCCATAGGCCACCAGGTCGCCCGCCCAGCGCTCGCTCAGCTCGATAAAGGCCTCGTCGATGCTGTAGGCCTCCACCGCCGGGGCCATCCCCTCCAGAATGGTCATCACCCGGTTCGACATGTCGCCATAGAGAGCGTAGTTGCTGGAGAACCAGACCCCGCCCATGGCCTCGAAGCACTGGCGGATCTGGAAGTACGGCACCCCCATCTTGATGCCGAGCGCTTTGGCCTCTGCCGAGCGGGCCACCACGCAGCCATCATTGTTGGAGAGCACGACGATGGGCCGCCCCTTCAAGTCAGGGCGGAACAGTCGCTCGCAGCTGGCGTAGAAGTTGTTCACGTCGACCAAGGCAACGGCGCAGTGCTTGTTCATGGGGTATCCATCTGATGTACGACGAAAGCCACCACCCCGAAAATCTCCAGCTCCTGCCCCTCGCAAAAATGGATGGGCCGATAGGCCGGGTTACCCGGGAGCAGCGCGACCGATGGCACTAGCTGCAACTTCTTCACCGTGAACTCGCCATCGACCGCGGCGACCACCACGCAGCCATGCATCGCCTTGCGGCTACGGTCGACGACCAGCAGGTCGCCATCGTGGATCCCGTGGTCGACCATGCTGTCACCGGCCGCCCGCACGAAGTAGGTGGCCGCCGGGTGGGCAACGCACAACTGATTGAGGTCGATAGTTTGCTCTGTGTAGTCCTGCGCCGGCGACGGAAAGCCGCAGGCCACCGGGGAGAGAAACAAAGGGAGCTCCAACAAGGGAGCGTCTGGGGTGGATTGAGCAAACATGATGGCCATCTCTTAGGCGCTGTATATATAAACAGTATAGCAAGCAGCCCAAAGAGGATCACCGTTCGGCGTTTGGCTCCTATCCACCGCGACCACGACGGACAGCACCTGATCCCCCACCTGCACAGCCTACCGATGCCAAAAAGTTGGTAATGTGAACCCGGTCAGTGAAATTTTTGGGGGCCCTAGCCCCCTTCAATCGACAATTTTTAGGGCTTAAGGCAAGATAACCAAACTTACAATAAGTGCATCATTTTCAGCAGGTTCCAGTCAGTCAGCATATGAAAATCGGTGTGGGTTGTTATAACCACAAAAGCATGGGTAATCGAATATGAATAAGTCTGAACTACCAGAAGACATCACCGCACTGATAAAAGCAGCCGAGGGTGGGGATGCAGTTGCACAGTTTACTCTTGGTACAAGATATGACTTTGGAGAAGGCGTCGAACAGAATGACGGCAAAGCTTTCGAGTGGTATCGCAAAGCCGCCGATAAAGGGATCCTACCAGCCCAGATCAATCTGGGTCTTATGTACCAGAATGGCCAAGGGGTAGCGAAAAACGATAGCAAGGCTGTCGAGTGGTATCGCAAAGCTGCAGAACAAGGGTCAGATTCTGCCCAGTGCGCTATGGGGTTTATGTACGAAGAAGGCATAGGAGTCGAACAAAGCTATAACATAGCGGCCGAGTGGTATCGCAAGGCTGCCGAACAAGGGCTCGCCGATGCCCAGTGCAATCTGGGAACGCTGTACGATCAAGGCAAAGGGGTAGAACAAAGTGATGATACCGCTGTCGAGTGGTATCGCAAGGCAATTGAACAAGGGAATGCACGTGCTCAATGTAATCTGGGGGTTATGTACGCAAAAGGCCGTGGGGTAGAGCTAAACGATAAAACTGCTGTCGAGTTGTTTCGCAAAGCTAGCAAGGCAGGAGAAGGACAGAGCACCATCAATCTTGGCCTGATGTATATGGGAGGAGACGGTGTCAAACAGAGCTATGCAAAGGCAAGAGCCCTGTTTCGCAGAGCAATCAGAAATCCCCAACCCCAAATTCGACTTCAAGCTATTGAATTTCAAGACAAAGCAGAGCGTTATACGCTATCACTTCATATATCCGAAATTCGAGAAAAAATCCTAGAGAAGCTGAAAGTCCCATCAGGGAGCACCATGACCCACTACACCTCGCTGCAGGTCGGCAATGCCTTGTTACTGGAGGAAAGCCCTCTACGGCTGGGGCATATCAATGCGCTCAATGACCCCAATGAAGGGAAGCTGCTCTGGCACTATCTTGGCCATACACAGGTTGAAAGCAAACCAGCCTTTGTCGGATGTTTCCTGCCAGAGGAAGACAGCCTGAATATGTGGCGATTTTACAGCAAAGACCATCAAAGAGAAGACGCCTGCGGATGCGCCATTACTTTTTATACCGACAACTTTTTCGAATTTGATCTGTTGAAAAATAAACTTGGCGATGTAGCGCAAGATGAAAAAACCTTGTCGTTCCCCAATTCAGGGAAATCACCGCAAGAGAGTGCAGCTTTCTATCGCGTCGTTTATATCAAAGGTCAAATGCAGATTCGTGGCGAAGATGAAGGCGGGCCTCTCACACAGTTATTTGTTGAGTTAAAGAACGAAGTCAACAACTTTTTGGGTGCCACAAAAGATACGGAAAAACTCCGGCAACTATCGCGGCTATTGGGACCGTTACCCTATTTGCTCAAAGATGCGGACTATGAAGCAGAGAAAGAGCACCGCATTATCGTCACCCATCTGGAATACGGTGCCAAAGAAATAAAAGTACAAGTACCTGACTTGATAAAAGGCATCCCTCCCCGACTCTATCTTGAGCTGCACCGAACCAACCACCTTGCCCCGGTCAAACATGTGACCTTGGGCCCCAAGTCCCCCCATCAGGAGATGATAGCCCCCTACTGGCATCATCAGCTGGCCAGCAAATTCTCTGATCAACTCAATGCCAAGCCAGATTTTTATATCAAAGCGTCTAGGTGCGCTTATCAGTGAGTGAATAGACCGTGGAAGTGCTGTGCCGACTCCCGAGCGGAGGGTGAAAGGATCTGACGGAAAGTGAAGGATCGCAAAAAGGATCTGATAACCCGCGCGCGGCCAGTGCTGGCGCGGGGAGCCGATACCCTCCCCCAGTCTTTCACCCGCATGATTTTCCACACATGAAGCGCGCAGGCGAGGCGGGGTCCCGATTGCGCGCGCTGGGTGTTGAGGGGCCTTTAGAGGCTCCGCTCATGCTCGCAGGTGCGTGTGAAGGATCTCGGGAGTGTGGTTGCGAAGGGATGGCCGGCGATGGCCTGTAACGCGACTGGTGAGCTCTGGCTGGATGGGATCCCAACCAAAACAAAGCCCCTGGGTAGGGGGCTTTGAATTAAATCATGGAGGAATTTGGAGGAATTCCAATTTGAAGATAGCCAAGGTTTTCAGCTTTGCACTGTCAGATCTGACAGTCGATAGGAGGTGAATCGGATTATCTCCTCCCCTGCCCATTCGTTGAACTGCGCAAAGTTCGCCTTCATGCTGTCGATCTCGTTGACGTCAAACACCTGGGCTGCTTTGGTCACATCCCCAAACCCGCCCGTATTATTCGGTACGACCCCCATCAGTTGCGGCGGTACCCGATGGGCCGCCAGCTGGTCATCCCGGCTCACCCCCTTGATGGAAAGAAAATCATCCTTGGCCGCAATCTCGGCCACCGGGATCAGCTTGACCGAATCCGCCTTACCACCCGGGGTGTAGAGCAGCAGGTTGCGAAAGTTGCCCGGCCCCTTGCTGTTTTGCAGCGCCGTCTTGAGCGCGGTGATATCGCCCTCATTCTGCAAGGCATCGCTGATATGCAGGATGAACCCCGCATGACTGCCATTCTCGTAGTGGCGACGGCGAAACAGCGTGGCCGACTCGTTGAGCAGTGCCGAGTTCAGGCTGGCCACGTAGTCAGGGATGCCGTAAATCTCCTGGTTAACGTCAGCCTCCATCACATGCCCCACATCACCGGCGGGCAGCTCCACCTCATCCCCAGGCCTTGGCACCCACCAGTAGCGATCCAGGTCAAGGGAGCGGCGAGTGTACTTTGCCGGCATCTGGTCATAGCGCAGCGTGCCCCCCAGCCGGTTTCGCACCCGCTGCATGTGAGCGTTGCCGAAGATCTCGTAGTCCATCACCAACCCGGTGAAGGCGGCCAGGCTCAGTTTGGGATGAGGGATGAAACAGCCGCGCAAGATATTGCGCTTCACCTGGATGGCCGAAGCGTGATGCACTGCCGCCCGATAGACCCGCGCCAGCCCGTGCAGGCTCAGAGGATGCTCATACCAGCGGCCGTTGTGCATCGACTCCAGGTAATCGAACACCTCCCGCTGGGATAACACCGGGATAGCCTCCCCAAACGTAAACGCCTGCACACCGGCAGGCGAGTTGATCTGCTCACTCATCAGTAAATCTCCATAAAGCCGGAATTGGTGCCGGTCTGCCCCTCAAGGGGCTCGTGTAAAAGGGCTTGCATGGTTGCCCAGGCAATATCGGCGTGGCTGGTCTCATCAGAGCGGCTGGCCTCGAAGGTGGGCAGCTTGCCGCTTTGGGTCACGGCGCGGCGGATGCTCATAAACGCCTGGGCCAGATCGGTCCAACCGCTGTCAAACTCCAGTCGCCCCTTGTTCATCACATCCTGTGCCTTCATCACCATCCGCATCTTCACGTTGGGGTTGTACTGGATGGCGGTCACTGCCGGGTAAAACTGCTTCACCAGCTGATAGACCCCCTCCCCGATCCCGGTGGTATCGATGCCGATATAGGCGACGTTGTAGCGATCGCAGATGGCGCGAATGGATTTGGCCTGGGCGTCAAAGTCCATCCCCTGCCAGCGGTGGCGCTCCAACACCCGAAACTTGCCGCCGGGCACCAATGGCGGAGCCAGCACCGCGCAGCCGGCGCTGTCACCTTTGCCCCCCTTGGCCGGGTCATAGCCGATCCACACCGCCCGGTTGGCCAGCGGCCGCAAGGTGTGGGGCTTGTAGTCCTCCCACACCAGCCAGCTGTCGACCATGCAACGCTGCAGCGTCGCCAGCGGAAACAGACTCTCGGTGTCATCCATGAATTCGCACATCAACAGGTTGCGGTATTCATCCTCGGAATACTCACTGCGCAGTTGATCCAGGTCGAACAGGTTACAGCCGCCGCGCACCGCATCCTCCACCGTGACTATCTGCCGCCACTGGCCATCGGCGCACAACTTGCCGGCAGACAAATTGGCGTGGCTCAGGTCCATCTCGACCCGGTCGGCCTTGGCCTTGCCGCGGTTAAAGTTGGCGCCAGACCAGAATCCATAAGCGGGATGAGAAAGGCTGGAGGGGGTGGAGATGTAGGTCTGGCGCCACTTCTTGTGCATCGCCATACCGGACGCCACCTTTCGAAACTCCAGAAAGCCGTGGATCCAGAAATACTCATCCATGTAGATGTTGCCGTGGTAGCTCTGGGCGGTGCGGGCATTGGTACCGAGAAAGTAAAGGTGCGCCCCGTTCGGCAGCACCATGGGGTCACCTTTGAGCTCAACCCCCTCCTCCTTGGCAAACTGGATGATGTACTGCTTGAACATGTGGGCCTGCGCCTTGCTGGCTGACAGGAAAATCTGGTTGCGCCCGGTCACCAGGGCATCAATGAACGCCTCGAAGGCAAAGAAGTAGGTCGCCCCGATCTGCCGCGATTTGAGCAGGTCGCGGATCCGGCACTCCTGCCCGGCCTGATACCAGACCCGCTGGTAATCGAACATGGTCGACTCAAACCGCTCGATGAGCCGCTCTTGCTGCTCGGGCTCGACCACGTTGCGCTCGGGCGCCTTCTTCGGCCCCTTGTTGCGGTTGGCCACCTTGGGGTTAAGGTCGGCCTCGTTGCCACCGTTGCAGTACTTGTTGACCCGGGCGATACGCTCGAGCTGGCGGCCCAGCAGGTCAATCTCCTTGAAGTCGCCGCCGCTCTTGGTCTCCTTCATTACCAGCTGGATCATGCGCGCCTCGATGGCGCTATCCACCCGGTCTATCGGTTTGATGTCCTCCCAGCCGTCGCGTTTCTTCCAGGTCGAGACGGTACCCTCCGGCGTTTGCAGCAACTCGGCAATGGCGCGCAGCGGGTACCCCTGAAAGAACAGGTACATGGCCTGCCGTCTGGGGTCGAGATGGGGAAAGATGATGGGTGCTGTTGTCATGGCGCCAGTCTACCCAGCCGCTACTACCCCAAACGCCCCACTGCCAGTGTGTAGCGCCATCACACACTGGCCCCGGATTGCACGATCCCGCCGCTCACCCAGACCATAACCGCGACATCACTACCCAATTACCAAAGGGATCCCAGCACATGCCTAAGTCCAAATTCTTCCGTGTTGCGGTTGAGGGGGGCACCACCGACGGTCGCGCCATCACCCGCGAATGGATTGAGCAGATGGCCCAGCGCTACAACCAGGCCACCTATGGCGCACGGGTCAATATTGAGCATATCCGGGGCCTCGACCCCAACGGCTTGTTCAAGATGTACGGCGACATCACCGCCGCCAAGACCGAAGAGGTCACCATCGAAGGGGAACAGCGGCTGGCCCTGTTCGTCCAGATTGACCCGACGCCGGAGCTGATCGCGCTGAACAAGAAGCGCCAGAAGGTCTACACCTCCATCGAGATCCACCCCAACCTGAACGACAAAGGGGCCTACATGATGGGGTTGGCCGTGACCGATAGCCCGGCGAGCCTTGGCACCGAAATGCTGCAGTTCTGCAGCAAGGCCGCGGTCAACCCGTTGGCCGACCGCAAATACCATCCGGAATGCCTGTTTACCGAAGCCCTCGAAACCGTCATCGAGTTTGAAGATGAGCAGGAGAAAGGCCCGGGCCTGCTTGAACGGATCAGCGCCATTTTCACCAGTCACAAGCAGCAATCGACCGCCGATTTCAGCGAGGTGCATCAGGCCGTGGAAGCCGTGGCCAAAGAGGTGACCAGCCTCGATACCGACCTGCAAACCAAGTTCAACGAACTGACGGCCCGGCAAACGGCGACCGCCAACGCCCTGGCCGACCTGACCACCCAGCTCGAGCGCCAGGAAGATTTCAGCCACAAGCGCCAGCCTGCCACCGGTGACGATGGCACCAAGCCAACCAACACCGATTTTTAAGGGACCCCGATAATGCGCAACGATACCCGTCAGCAATTCGAGCAGTACACCAGCCAACTGGCGAGCCTGAATGCCGTCAGCTCGGCCATGGTGCAATTCAGTGTCGAGCCCAGCATCCAGCAAAAGCTGGAAACCAAAATGCAGGAGTCCGTCGACTTCCTCAGCATGATCAACATCGTGCCGGTGGATGAACTCAAAGGGGAAAAGGTCGGCATCGGCATCAATGGCACCATTGCCTCTCGCACCGATACCAGTGGCGGCAAGGCCCGCGTCCCGTTCGACCCGACCGGACTGCAAAACACCAAATACGAGTGCGAAAAGACCAACTACGACACCAGCATCGGTTACGCCAAGCTTGATGCCTGGGCCAAGTTCAAAGACTTCCAGATCCGCATTCGCGATGCCATCGTCAAGCGCCAGGGCCTGGACCGCATCATGATCGGCTGGAACGGTAAACTTGCCGCGAAAGACACCGATCGCGTCCAGTTCCCCATGCTACAAGACGTCAACATCGGCTGGATTGAGCACACCCGCCATGATGCTCCCGCCCAGGTAATGAGCGAAGGGGATGCGGGCACCGGCCATATCTACATCTACCAGCCCAAGAGTGAAGCCGACACCAAAGAGGGGGATTACGGCAACCTCGACGCCCTGGTGTTCGATCTGGTCAACAGCAAGATCAAACCCTGGTACCAGGACGACACCGATCTGGTGGTGATCTGCGGTCGCAAACTGCTGGCCGACAAATACTTCCCCATCCTCAACGAGACCCGAGACAACCAGAACAAGCTGGCCGGTCAGGTGCTGGTGAGCCAGAAGCAGATCGGCGGCATGCTGGCGATCCGCGTCCCCTTCGTGCCGGAAGACACCCTGATCGTCACCCGCCTCGACAACCTCTCCATCTACTGGCAGATCGGCGGCCGTCGTCGCCACCTGGAAGAGCAGCCGAGCCTCGACCGCATCGTCAACTGGGAATCCTCCAACGATGCCTACGTGGTCGAGGATTACGACTGCATCGCCGTCGCAGAAAACATCACGCTGGGCGCCAAACCTGCGCCTGCAGGCGGTTAAGGAGCCACGATGACACCTGCACAACGACACACCGCCCGCATCATGGCCGCCCTGCAAGGGGCGGCCAATCCCGAGCAGGATCGCGCCGCCGCCAACCAGTACGAACTCCAGCTGATGCAGCTGGCCGAGCACCGTCGCACCCTCAAGGGTATCCAGAGCCTCGAGCGCAAGATTGACGCCAAACGCACCATGCTGGCCACCTACACACCGTGGATTGATGGCCTGCTGGCCGCCGATCGCGGTGGTCAGGATGACGTCATGGTGACAGTGATGCTGTGGCACCTCGACACCGGCGATCTGGCTGGCGCCCTGCCAATGGCCGACTACGTGATCCGCCACGGCCTCAATACCCCGGACCAGTACGAACGCACCGCCCCCACCCTCATCGCCGAAGAGGTGGCCGACACCGCCATCAAGCTGCAAGAGGCGGGCAATGGCCCATCCCTGCCATTGCTCAGCAGCTACATGAACATGCTGGCTGACTGCGACATCTTCGACCAGGTGCGCGCCAAGTTGCACAAGGCGGTGGGCCGATCCTGTTATGCCGAAGGGCTCAAGGAGCAAGCGGTCGACCACTACCGCCGCGCCATCGAGCTGCACGACAAGGTGGGCATCAAGCGAGAGCTGGAAGATCTGGTGCGCGAGATCAAAAAGGATAAAGCCGCCGCCGGTCAGCCCGCCAACGAACCGGCACCGCAGCCGGACGCAGAGCCTCAATCCGAATCACAGCCACCCGAACAGCCTGACCCCGCCCCCGGCGAGGCCCGCTAACCGAGCGAACCCCGCACCCTGGGCGGCTCGGGCCTGACGAATGCCAGCGGCATACCAGACGGCCCGACCACCGCCCAACATGCGGCGCAACCTCACATCAGGAGCACCATGAGCACCGGATTTTTAGCCACCAACCCGACCCCGGCCGCCACAGAAGAGGGCGACATCACCAGCGCCCCCTTCTGGCCGGCGATCTCGCTCTGCGCGCTGCGCGACACCGTCCGGCTCGATGGCACCGTCACTACCGCCCGCCTCAGCCATGCGGTGATCGACGCCATCACCAGCGTCAACCGGGATCTGGCCCAGTGGCGCAGCGCCAGAGAAAGTGAAGGTCACGCCACCCTGGCCGCCGTACCCGCCGAGCCCATCAATGGCGAATCGACATACCTGCACAGCTACCGGCGCGCCGTCTACGCCATGACCCGCGCCAATCTGCTCGAGCGCTACACCGACTACAGCGCTACCGGCGATGGCGTCAAAGGGGCCGATGCCAAAGAGATAAGTTCGGATGACCTCTATCGCGACACCCGGTTTGCCATCCGAGACATCATCGGCACCACCCACACCACGGTGGAGCTCATCTGATGCAACTGCGCAGCCTGCAGGGCGACACCCTCGATCTCATCCTGTTTCGTCACTACCGCTACACCGCAGGCATCACCGAGCAGGTGCTCAACCTCAACCCCGGTCTGGCAGCGCTCGGCCCCATCCTGCCGACCGGCACCCTCATCAACATGCCAGCGGCCCCCACTCAAGCCGAACAGCCGCTGATCCAGCTATGGGACTGACTGTCATGCGACAAAAGAGAACACCGACATGAGCCGCCTCGACGACGAACTCGAACGACTGGCCAACATCAGCGAACAGCAACTGGCTGCCCGCATCCATGCCGCCCGCATTGCGGGCACTGGCCCCCACTACTGCATCGACTGCGACGACCCGATCCCGCAAGAGCGCCGCGAGGCGATCCGGGGCTGCGAGCGCTGCGCCGACTGCCAGACCATCCACGAATTCCAACTCGCCCGCCACTGCGGCAGCAAACGATAGGAGAGCACGATGCCAGAACCGATTTCCTCCAGCGCCGCAACCAGCACCCTCACCGGTCTGGCCTTGCTGTTCACCCTGCCCGGGGTGGATCCCTCCGTGGTGCTCGGCGCGCTCACCGGCGCGGTGCTGTTTATCTCGGCCGCCGAAGAGCAGGGACGCCTGCGCCGGATTGCCCTGTTTGTCGCCTCGTTTATCAGCGGCCTGCTGCTGGCCGGCTTTACTTGCCAACTGCTGGAGGTACTGCTGCCCGCCAGCGTCCAGGTCAGCAATGCGATCGGCTCGCTGATCGCCTCCGCCATGATGGTGCGCCTGCTGCAGCTCATCATGCGCAATCAGGATCGGCTACTTGAAGCCTTGTTTAACAAAAGGGGGCAACCATGATCCCGACCACTCCGACCGGTGTGTTTATCTACACCGCCCTTTACGCCCTGATCTGCGCCGCCATCTTCCTGCGGGTCATGCTGTTTGACCGCAAAGGTGGCGAGTATCGCGCCCTACCCGCCTGGATGGCGTGGCTGCTCTGCGTACTGTCAGGCTCCATTCCGCTGCGCTTTTTGTTTGGCGGCATTCCGGTGCCAGACCCGGCCTCCTTCGGGCTTGCACTCTTCCTGCTGTGCGCAGTGCTCAACACCCGCGGCTCGGTGCACCACCTGCTGCCCCGGGGCAAACCCTCCAGCACCGGCCATGCCCGGGATATTTACCGGAGGTACCAGCCATGAGCCTGAAAAAAGGGGATACCGGCACCGCCGTGGCAGACCTGCAACGCCGCCTCACCGCCGCCGGTTATCCGGTGGCAGTCGATGGCTGGTTTGGTGAGGCAACCGAGCAGGCGCTGATAGCCTTCCAGCGGGATTACATGATCGCCGCCATCGGTCAGGCGGGCCCGCGTACCCTCGCCGCCCTGCTCGTCAGTGAGCGCGGCAACCAGCTGACCATCAACCACATGCAAGCTGGTGCCGATCTGCTGGACGTGCAGCTGGCCACCATGGCTACCGTTGCCCAGGTCGAGAGCATCGGCGAAGGCTTCACCCAGGCCATGCGCCCGGTGGTGCTGTTCGAGCGGCATGTGTTCTACAAGCAGCTCACCAAACATCTGGGCAAGGCGGCCGCCGACCAGTTGGCAGTCAATTACCCCAACCTGGTCAACCCCAAACGCGGCGGCTATGCGGGCGGCGCAGCAGAGTGGGAGCGGCTGCAACTGGCCATCAGCCTGCATCGGGACGCGGCCATCGAGTCGGCCAGCTGGGGCATGTTCCAGATCATGGGCTACCACTGGCAACCGCTGGCCTTTGCCTCTGCCAGCGACTGGCAGGCGGCTATGCAGCGCAGCGAGGTCGAACACCTCACCGCCCTGTGCCGCTTTATCCAGCAAGACCCCGCCATGCACAAGGCGCTGCAGGGGCGAAAGTGGGCGGATTTCGCCCGCCGCTACAACGGCCCGGCGTTTAAGGAGAACGACTACGACACCAAGCTGGCCAAGTGGTTTGCGCACTTTACCAAGGTCTATCAGCTGCAGGAGGTGGCCAATGTGGCGTGATCTGTTGGGCTCCCCCCTCAGCTGGTTGCTGCTGGCGTTGGTTGTCGCTCTTGGTGGCTGGGGCTGGTCAGCCCGCTCAGCGGCCAAGGCCAAAGGGGACGTCACCACCCTGCAAACCAGTCTCAAGGCAGCCAACGAGAAAACCAGAGAGGCCCAGCGGCGCGAACAGCTTAAAGAGACCGCCATCGCCACCCTCACCCGGGAACTGACCACCCAGGCACAAGCGGCGCAGCAGCTGCAGGGCCAGCTCGACCAGCTGGCGCAGGCCGCCGCCACCCGCGCCGACACTATCAAGAGGCTCAAACGTGAAAATACCGAACTCAAGGCTTGGGCTGATCGCCCTCTGCCTGATCCTGTTATCAGGCTGCTCCAGCGCCCCGCCCTCACCGGCGCCGCAGATTATCAGGCTCACCTGTCCGGCCCCGAGCCCCTGCCAGCTGCAGCCGGCGGCACCACTCAATAACGGTGACTTGCTCGACCAACTGAGCCAGACCGAGGCCGCCTGGGCCAGTTGCGCCGCCAAGGTCGATAGCCTCATCACCTGCCAGACACGACAACAAGGGAGCGAAAATGGAAAAGCCAAAACAGATCCGTGAGGTGCTGACCCGCTGCGTGCCGCACCTCAAGACCAACCCGGACAAGCTGCACATCTTTATCGCCCCAGGCAATATCGAAAGCACCGGCGCCCGCTCCCTCTCGTTCGAGTGGCAATACCCCCTCACCATCGGTATTGAAGACTTTGCGGGCCACCCGGATCAGATCATGGTGCCGCTGCTGGCCTGGCTGCGCCAACACCAACCCGAGCGGATGACCAACGACGAGCAGCGCAAAGATGGCATCACCTTCGAGGCCGAATACCTCGCCAACGACCTGATGGATCTCATCATCACCGTCAAGCTGACCGAGCGGGTCAAGGTATGGCAGAACGAACAGGGGATAGGCTGGGAGCATCTGCCAGAGCCACCGGAAGACCCTTATGACGGCATCACCTGGGAGCTCTTTATCAACGGGGAACCGCAGCCATGGCCACCGACGACCTGAGCCGGCTGGTCAGCTGGGCCGATGCTCTGCTGGCCAGCATGACACCGGCCGCCCGCCGGCAACTGATGGGGGAAATGGCCCGCAACCTGCGCGCCAGCCAGAGCAAACGGATCAGGGCCAACATCCAGCCGGATGGCAGCCCCATGACTCCGCGCAAGCCGCTCAAAAAGCTGGCGAAAAAACGTGGCACCACCCGCCGCAAGATGTTTCAGCATCTGGTCAGCCCCCGCTGGCTCAAGGCGACAAGCACCGAACATCAAGCCGTGGTCGAGTTTGTCGGCTCGGCCAACCGCCTCGCTACCATTCATCAGTACGGCCTCAAAGACCGTATCAAGGGCCGCGAGATCAGCTATCCGGCGCGGGAATTATTGGGGATTACCACTGACGAGATAGAACTGTTGGAAGATCTGTTACTAGCTCGGTTGGCCTAATTGAAATTTGCTGGAGCACATCAATAAACCATATTATTTAATAACCTCACTAATTAATCCTGTGTCAGGATGAATAAACTCTTTTTTTAGATGCGTGTTTTTCAACTATTTTCTTCCCAAAATTGATAGCGGGTAACTCCACGTATTTATAAGAAAGAAAACCAAGAACCAGACAAATACTCAGCGAAAGCAAAGCATTTATATTGTGAGTAAAATTGGGGAAATAGTGTGCTACAGTTTGTTGAATCATAAAACCATATATGTATATCCCATACGAAATATCATATTTCATTTTCAGCATTAAAACAAACTTCAAACTGGCAATTGTTATTAATGATATCGCAACAGTTAAGTAAAATAAATATTCAAATGCAATACTATCTTTTAAAATGACACTTGCACATATAAATGCAAACATTACCTTTGAATTAATAAAAAACACATCTTTCCATATTGCAAATAAACAACCAACAGAGAAATACATTGGTAAATAAAGCATTGCTGGATTTACCCCTAGCGTATTAGTTAACCAAGGCTGTCTTGTTACGACTGATAATATCACAACAACACATGCTAGCGTTGCAAAAAACTTATTTCTAAGAAAGCCCACAAGGCCTGCGAACAAAAGAAAAATATAGCATATAACTTCCCATCTCAGCGTCCATAAAGACCCATTGACTGAATTTGCGTAGTGATTGTCTCCAAAAACGCCGGGTAGCTCATATCTAGTATCCAGCAACATATTACTGACAAAATAGCCATATGTTTTTACGTTTAAAAAATAATCAAAAAAAGTAAGATTAGTAACTAATGGACCTATCAAAAACACGGTCAATAAAATCATTATAAATAATCCGGGGAATATTCTGAAAAATCTTGAAGATATATAGCCTATGAAGTTATGGCTTTTCATCAAGCTATTACAAACCAGCATGCCACTAATAAAGAAGAACATTGCTACAGATAAACCACCAGATGAGACAAACCCGACAAGCGACCTTATCAAATCTTGTTTTGGATCATCACCAGTTATAGTATAAGCATGATAATAAATCACCATACTAGAAAGTAGAGTTCTGATTAAGGTTAAATTGTTGTTTTCATGCTCTAAAAAACTGGAAATTTTCACTAACTTACTCCTAACATATTATTTTTATCAATACATGCACTTACATTATTAAATTCATAATATCTATATGGTTGTCTTTAGCGCCAAGAAATTTCCGCATTATAGCAACTCAATATTATGCAACGAATCCTATGACTTGACGTTGTATAGTCTGATTCTTCTATCATACCTAGCTACAGAGCTCACCGCGATAACGATCCGTCTGAAATGCCGAGCAATGCACTAAAGCCCATCAACAAAACAAACACATGCCATTGATTTTTAAGAACTTATTTCTCGTGGCGAGCATGATAAACATCATGCTTATACAGACTAGCGAACAAAAGTATGCCTTTATCATCAGTGTGTAGTCCCGTTACACATTGATCCTTAATCGCCTTCCCCTCCATTGCCCAAAACAATGGCTCCATGCAACCGACCCCAACCGAACTCAAACGCCTGATCGACAACCTGATCCGCATTGGCACCGTCACCGCCGTGCGCTCCGGAGAATGTCGCGTCAAAACCGGCAACATCACCACCAACTGGCGGCCCTATACCACAGACAGGGCCGGGGCTAACCGTACTCGCCACCGCCTGAGCCTGGGCGAGCAGGTCATTTTGCTCTCGGTCAGCGGCGATCTGCGCAATGCCTATATCGTCGGCCGCCTCAATGCTGACAGCTTCCCCGAGCCGTTGGCCGAAGATGACAACCCGGATCTCGATCGCACCGAATACGCCGATGGCGCCATCATCGAATACGACCCTCAAACCGGAGCACTCAACGCCACCGGCATCAAGCAGGCCCACATCGCTGCCAGTGTCAGCGTAACACTCGATACCCCCAAGACCATCTGCACCAACCTGCTGCAGGCCAAGCGCCTCACCTGCAACACCGCCAAGGTGGGCGACATCGAAGTGACAGAACACGGCCATGAAAAGGTGCAGCCGGGTGACGGCAAATCAGGAGGCCCGGTATGAACTGGTTCGGCATGAATGCCGCCAATGGCCGCGCCATCAGCGCCACCGACCACATTATCCAGTCGGTGCGCGACATCCTCATCACCCCGGTGGGTTCGCGGGTGATGCGCCGCGACTACGGTAGCGAGCTCTTTTACCTCATCGACATGCCCCAGCATCAAGCCACCCGCCTGCGCCTGATGGCCGCCACCGTGCAAGCCCTTATCAACTGGGAACCCCGCATCACCGTCACCCGCGTCGATGTGCTTGGCGGCGGCCTGGATGGCGCCTTAACCATCGAGCTCACCTGGCAGCGCAAAGATGGTGGCGTGTTGGAGTCTGCAACCATCCCCATATCCACAGGAGCCGCCCAGTGAGCACTGTAGACCTGACCCAGCTCCCACCACCGGAAGTCGAGGAAACCCTCAACTTCGAGGCCATCTTCGCCAAGCGCAAAGCCACCCTGATCAGTTACTACCCGGCAGACCAGCAGGCGGCCATTGCTGCCACGCTGGAACTTGAATCCGAACCGCTCAACAAGCTGCTGCAAGAGAACGCCTATAACGAAATGATCCTGCGGGCCCGCATCAACGATGCCGCCAAGCAGACCCTGCTCACCTTTGCCAGTGGCACCACCCTGGACCATGTCGCCGGTGAGTACGAAATCAAACGCCTGCTGGTCACCCCGGGCGATCCATCAGCAACCCAGCCCATCGAGCCGGTGTATGAATCTGATGACCGCCTGCGCATGCGCTGCCAAATGGCTTATGAGGGCATGGCAACGGCGGGCCCGGTCAATGCCTACAAGTTTCACGCCCTCTCGGCCAGTGCCGAGGTGGCCGATGTCGCCGTCGACAGTCCCACCCCGGGCACCGTCAGAGTGACCATCCTCTCACCGGCAGGCCAGCCGAGCGCCGACACCCTCAATCTGGTCGAGCAGGAGCTATCTGCCGAAGACGTTCGCCCGCTCTGCGATCTGGTAGCAGTCGAACCCGCCCAGATCAAACCCTATGCCGTTGATGCCACCCTCAACGCCATCGGCCTGGGTAAAGAGCAGGCCATTGCTGCCGCGAAAGATGCCATGGCCAAAACAGCCGCCGCTTACTACCGGGTCGGGGCCACCGTCCCGCTTTCCGCCATCTATGCCGCCCTGCACCAGCCGGGGATCGACAGCGTCACCCTGCGCGCGCCGCTGGCCGATGTCACCTGCAGCAAGCAGCAGGCCGCCAAACTCACCACCCTCCACCTCGACTAAGGACACCACTATGGCAAACGCCCTCTATGACAAAGGCCGCGAGAAGTTTCTCACCGGCGCCATCAATGCCAGTGCCGACACCCTCAAGTGTGCCCTGCTCAAGAGCACCTATTCCCCAACCCTCGCCAGCGATGAGTTTTACAGCGGGATCTCGGCCCATGTGGTCGGCACCCCGCAGACCCTCACCAGCAAAACCGTGGCCGCTGGCGTGCTCGATGCGGCCGATGTCACCTTCACTGCGGTGCCAACCGCCAACGTCAACTACTGCGCCATCTACAAAGACACCGGCAACGCCGCGACCAGCCCGCTGATCGCCCTGTTTGATACGGCGGCGGGCCTGCCGGTCAGCACCAACGGCGGCGACATCATCATCGCCTGGGATAACGGCCCCAATAAGATCTTCAAGCTCTGATGGCAACCCTCTATCCCGTCTGGCGCGGGTCGCTCACCTATCACGATGGTGCCCTGTCACATGAAGGGGCGGCCCTCTATCGGGGCACCGTGCAAGGACCGGATGATCCGGCGCCCGACGCCATTGCCGGGGTCAATGTCGGCCTGACAATCGCAGGGATAGAAGCAGGCCAAGCCGGGATGGCATCGCTCACTCAGTGCGCCAAGCCAACGGGGATCAGCCAGTTTGCAGCCGGGGCCAACAAGCTGGCCAGCCGCGCCAAGGCCATCGCTATCACCGATGGCGCACAGGGTGATCCAGCGACGACCATCCGGGCCACGGTTGCAACAATGGGCGATCTGCTCGCCATGGGGGCGGCTGACATGTCAACACAGATAACCCTTGTCGGGCTTGATGCGGGGATTATCGGCACGGCGGGGGTAAGAACCCGGCTCGGTACCGGCGGATTACAGCCTGATGCCATCGAGGTGCCGACCATTCAGCAACGGCTGGCTCCTGCCGGGTTCGATCTCGGCGCTATCGGCAGCCACAAGGCCAAGGTGCGACAGACCATCGGTGATCTGGCTGACAGTCAGCAAGGTGAGCCATTGCTGAAAACCAAGCTGGCGCAAGCGGCAACCGCCTTTACCGGCGCCATGGGCACACCGATCGCCAAGTACGCCCAGATCATCTACCCGATGGCACCTGCCCTGCCAGCAGCAACCCAGCCAGCCCTGACCATCACCCTGGCACACGATGGACTTGAGCCCCCATTGGTAAGCCCGTTCACCGCCATCACTCGCTTGGCTACCCAAGGGGTCGATGCCGGTGGCATGGGATCGCACAAGGTGCATCGCCTGCCACTGGCAACCCCAGCAACCCGGGATCTGCTGCCCCCCTCTGCAACCCGACTGGAGCACCTGACTGCCGTCACCTTGGCCTACAACCTGACCCCGGAGCTCATCACCTCCACCCGCTTTGCAGACACCTGCCCAGCGCCGTTGCTGCCCTGGCTGGCATGGGCCCGCTCGGTGGACTGGTGGGAACTGGCAGAATCGGAAGACCAGCAACGAGCGCTCATCAAAGCCTCGTTCCGGTTGCATCAGCGCAAGGGAACCCCATGGGCCATCAAGGAGGCGCTGAACGTGCTGGGCTTTGGTGACAGCACCATCATCGAGCGCGCCACCGGCCGCCGCTATGACGGCACCCTCAGCTACAACGGCAACGAACCCCACGGCGATCCGACCCGCTGGGCGGTCTATCGGGTCATCCTGACCCGCCCGGTCACCACCGAACAGGCCAACCGCATCAAGCGCCTGTTGGCAGAAATGGCCCCAGCCCGCTGCCACCTCTCCGCGCTCGATTACACCAGGGCGCCCGTTACCTACAACGGCGCCGCAACCTACAACGGCAACTACAACCACGGAGCCTCGTGATATGGCGAATTTACAAGAGGTCGTCAGCTGGGAGGCTGGCATCTACCAACTCGAAACCGGTGATCCGGTACTGGGTGGCCCGGGCGGCATCTCCAACAAGCAGGCACAAGCGCTGGCCAACCGTACCGCCTACCTGAAAAAACACGTCGATGATATCGAAGGGGGCAACACGGCGGCGGGCAAGGCCAACAAGCTCAGCACCGCCCGCAATATTGCCCTGGCTGGCGATGTGACCGGTCAGGCGGCATTTGATGGCAGCGGCAACATCACCATCACCGCCACCTATAAAAACTCGGGGGTCGTGGCGGGTACCTATCGCTCGGTCACCGTCGATGCCAAGGGCAACATCACCGCCGGCAGCAACCCCACCACCCTGGCGGGCTACGGCATCACCGATGCGGTTTCATCAACGCAATATGCCACTGAGGCAACGAGAGGCATCGCGCCAGTAGCCACACAGGCAGAAGTAAATACCGGCAGTGACGACACTAAATTCGTTACCGCCAAGAAGTTGTTTGCATGGGTTAAGCAGGCATCAGAAACGGTACTCGGGATGATGAAAGTGGCCACCCAAGCACAAACCAATGCGGGATCAGCCGATGATGTGGCCATTACCCCGAAAAAGCTGCGGTTTGGCTTCTCAATCCTGCTGGATAACAACGGCTATATCGTTACCCCATCATGGATGGGGGGATGGATGCTGGCGTGGGGTACAGGCGTTATCCCGCCAAATAGCCAAGCGGTGACCCTGACCTACGCCTTGGCATTTCCGACCAAAGTGCTGGGCGGTGGGGCTTTCCATAACAACGGTACCGTTCCCGCATTCACCCTGGATGCTAACACCAGAGTATCGACCACCCAGATTGCCATTAAATCAAGTGCCATGACGGCAGCAGGGGCCATCGGCGTGAACTACATCGCCATCGGCTACTAAAGGAGGACGACATGTATCAATACTCACCCTCAACCAAAGGGTTCTATCTGGTCGGATTAAGTGTCCACATTCCCACCGATGCCATCAAAATCAGTGATGAAACATACCAACAGCTGCGCGAAGGCGAATCACAAGGGCTGGTCATCTCCATCAGCAACACGGGTCAACCGGTACTGACATCTCCGCCCCCACCGACAGAACAGCAGTTACTTGAGCAGGCCATGCAGATACAACAGCAGAAGCTCAAAGAGGCATCCGTGCAGATGGAGCCCCTAATCTATCTGGATTCATTGGGGCAACTTTCAGCCCAAGAAACAGAGGTCCTGCGTCAATGGCGCCAATACACGGTCGATGTCAGCAGGGCTAATCAGCAACCAGATTGGCCAAGCCATATCACTTGGCCAGTCAAACCGGGCTAACCCCTCATCTCATCACACACCCCGCCCTGTGCGGGGAGTCTCGTTACTGCCGCCCGTCAGCACATTGTCACCGCTGTTCCAGTGTATCTACGCCAGATACACTGGCCGCCGCTCGCCTGTCATCCCCAGCCCCTGCATCCTGACCCTGCTCGCATCACATGCACCAAGCTCCGTCCGGACAACAGGAGAACCTATGGCACTGGACCAATTTCACCACGGCGTGCGCGTCGTGGAAATCAACGAGGGCACCCGCACCATCCGCACCGTCGCCACGGCGGTGATCGGCATGGTCTGCACCAGCGCCGATGCTGATGCTGCCTACTTCCCTCTCGACAAACCCGTGCTGATTGCCAACCTGCCAGCAGCCATCGCCAAAGCAGGCAGCAACGGCAACCTCAAGAAGTCGCTGCAAACCATTTATGACACCGTCAACACCATCGTCATCGCCGTGCGCGTGGCCGACGGCGCCGACGCAGCAGAACTGACCAGCAACATCATCGGCACCATCAAGCCCGATGGCAGCTATACCGGCCTCAAGGCACTGGAACGGGCCGCCCCAGTCACCACCGTCAAGCCGCGCATCCTCTGCGTGCCGGACAACTGCACCCTGCCGGTGGCCACCGCCCTTGCTGGCATGGCCAAAAAACTGCGCGCCTTTGCCTACGTGCCGACCATCGCCGAAACCGTCGAAGCCGCCTTGGCCTATCGTGAGAACTTCGCCAGCCGTGAGTTGATGCTGGTGCATGCCGACTGGACGGCGTGGGACGTAGCAGCGAATGCCAGCGTCAAGCTCGATGCCTGCCTCAAGGCCGCTGCCATGCGGGCCCTTATCGACAAAGAGATCGGCTGGCACAAGACCCTGTCCAACGTCGGCGTGACTAGGGTCGATGGCATGACCAAATCCCTGTTCTGGGATCTGCAAGACCCCGACACCGAAGTCGGCCTGCTCAACGCCAACGAGGTCACCGCCCTGATCCAGGCCAACGGGTTCCGCTACTGGGGCAACCGCACCTGTTCGGACGATCCCCTGTTCTGCTTCGAGAACTACACCCGCACCGCCCAGGTGCTGGCCGACACCATCGCCGACGCGCACATGTGGGCCGTCGACAAGCCCATGACCCCCACCCTGGTGAAAGACATCATCGAGGGCATCAAGGCCAAGGGCCGCGAACTGGTGACCGGCGGGTACCTGCTCGGCTTTGACTGCTGGTACAACGAGGAGCTCAACGACAAAGACACCCTCAAGGCTGGCAAGCTGCGCATCGATTACAACTACACCCCGGTACCGCCGCTTGAAGACCTCGGCTTCCAGCAGCGCATCACCGACTCCTATCTCATCGACTTCAGCGCCCGCGTCGCGGCTGCAGCATAAGGAGCGACCATGGCACTGCCACGCAAACTCAAACGCCTGAACGTCTTCCTCAACGGCGATAACTGGGTCGGTGAAGCGGAAGATTTCACCCCGGCCAAGCTCTCGCGCAAATTCGAGGCCTATCGCGGCGGCGGCATGGGCGGCGCCGTCAACATCGACATGGGGCTGGATGACAGCGCCCTTGATGTCTCCTTCACCTTCGGCGGCTACGGCGACCAGCTCCTGCGCTGCATGGGTGAACCCAAGGCAGACGGCACCAGCTTGCGCTTTGCCGGTTCCGTCCAACGCGATGACACCGGTGAAATCGTCGCCGTCGAGATCGTCTGCCGTGGCCGCTTCAAAGAGCTCGACCGGGGCACCCTCAAGGCAGGTGACAACACCCAGGCCAAGGTCAGCATGGTCAACACCTACTACAAAGAGACCGTCAACGGCCAGGTGATGCATGAGATTGACCTGATCAACATGGTCGAGATCGGCCCCGATGGCGTCGACCGCATGGCCGAACACCGCAAAGCCATCGGCCTCTAACCCACCCAACAACCCAATGGGCGGTCAACAGCCGCCCTCACCACCTCAACATCAGGAAGAAGCACCATGGAAAACAAAGTCACCCAACTCGAAACTCCCCTCCAGCGCGTCATCCACCTCGACAGCCCAATCCCACGCGGTAACACCACCCTCACCGAGTTGGTCATCCGACCACCAAAGAAAGCGGGCCACCTGCGCGGCCTCAACACCATGGATATCGTGCAGATGAACGTCGACACCCTCATCAAACTGCTGCCCCGCATCACAGACCTGAGCGAGCTCGAAGTTGCAGATATGGACCCAGCTGACCTACTCAAGGCCGGGGTAGTGGTGGTCGGTTTTTTGATGGGCTCACAGCAGGAGGCTTACCTCACTGCATAGATGACCTGATGGCAGAGATCGCCATCATCGCCCACTGGCCGCCATCCGAGATGGCGGCTATGGAAATCAGCGAGCTGATGGGCTGGCACCAACGCCTCGTTGAGACTCACAACCGCATCAACGGGGCCGAAGAACAATGAACCCTCTCAAACTTCAAATCCTGCTCGGGGCGGTCGACAAGCTCACCGCCCCCCTCAAAGCAGTCAGCGGCCAAAGCCGCATCACAGCCAAAGAGTTGGTCGACACCAAGAAGCGCATCAAGGAGCTGGAAACCCAGAGCGGCCAGATTGACGGCTATCGCACCCTGGGGCGCCAGATTGGCGCAACCCGATCTCAACTCACAGCAGCCCAGCGTGACGCCCAGCAGATGGCGCAGCAGTTCGCCAAGGTCGAGCAACCGACCAAAGCCATGACCCGCGCCATGGAGCAGGCCAAGCAGAAGGTGCGCGACCTCTCCCTGCAAGAGCGTGAAATGGTCGCCCGCCACGGCAGCCTGAAACGCGCCATGAACGAAGCAGGTATCAACACCAAACAGCTCGGCGATCACCAGCGCCGCCTCAAGACTGACCTAGCTGCCGCCAACGGCCAGCTCGACCAGCAGCGCGCCAAGCTGGGCCAACTGGCTGACCAGCAAAAGCACCTTAACCAGATCAAAACCAACTACGACAAAACCATGTCGATGCGCGGCACTCTGGCGGGCTATGGCGCTGCAGGGATGGCCACCGGGGCCGCCGCCATCTACAAGGGCACCAATATCGCGGGCAAGGCGATGGGCTTTGATGTCGATATGTCCAAGGTGCAGGCGATCACCCGGTTGAGCAAAGAGAGCAGCGAACTGGCCGCCCTGCGGGCTCAGGCGCGGGAGCTCGGCGCCAATACCGCCTTCACGGCGGGCGAAGCGGCGCAGGGCCAGGGCTTTCTGGCCATGGCCGGCTTCACCCCCAAGGCGATCCGTGACGCCATGCCAGGGGTGCTCGATATCGCCAAGGCGGGCGGCGTCGAGATTGCTGCGGCTGCCGATATCGGATCCAACATCCTGACCGGCTTCAAGCTACCGGCCAACCAGATGACCCGCTTGGGGGATGTGATGGTCGGCACCTTCACCCGCGCCAACGTCGACTTGCAGATGCTGGGCGAAACCATGAAATACGTGGGGCCGGTGGCGGCAGGGCTCGGGGTCGACCTTGAAACCGCCTCCGCCATGGCGGGCAAGCTGGGGGATGCGGGTATTCAGGGGAGCATGGGCGGGACTGCCATTCGCGCCATTCTCGGCCGCTTGGCCTCCCCGCCCAAGGCGGCTAACGATGCGCTAGCCGCCCTCAACGTCAAGACCGCCGATGCGGCGGGCAACCTGCGCGCCCTGCCAGATATCCTGGACGAGCTCTACAAGAAAACCAGCAAAATGGGGGATGCAACCCGCTCAGGCTACTTCAAGGCCATCGCCGGCGAAGAGGCATTTGCCGCCCTGACCGTGCTGACCGAGCAGGCCGGTTCAGGCAAGCTGCAGGAGCTGATCGCCACGTTGAAACAAACTCAAGGGGAAGCGGGCAAGGTCGCCAAGGTGATGGCCGATAACGCCATCGGCGACTTGGACAACCTCACCTCCGCCTGGGACGACGTAGGGATCCAGATGATGGAGACCGAGAACGGCCCACTGCGCGGCATTATCCAGCGCGTCACCGAAATCATCCAGGTCACCGGCGACTGGATGCGGGCCAACCCCGATCTGACCTCGACCCTCACCCGTATCGCGGCGGTCACTGCTGTGGCCGCTGCCGCTGGCGGGTCACTGCTGCTGATTGTGGCAGGTCTGCTGGGGCCACTGGCCGCCATCAAAATGGGGCTTTCTACCCTGCTGGTCTATGGCGGCCCGCTGCTGACCTTCATTAAGGCACTGACCATGGGCATGGTCAGGCTCGGCATTGCCATGTTCACCACCCCGATCGGCTGGTTCATCATGGGGATTGCGGCAATCGTTGCCGGAGCCTACCTGCTCTACAAAAATTGGGATGGGGTCACCAAGTGGTTCAGCGACCTATGGACTCAGTGCCAAGCTCCTGCTCTCGCATTCTGGGACCTGCTGAAAGAGCTCTTCTCATGGACCCCCATCGGCATGCTGAACATGCACTGGAACGAGATCTGGGCCTTCTTCGATACCCTGCCTGCGGGCGCCGCCAACAAGGGTAAGGCCATCATCGACGGCCTGATTGGTGGCATCAGTGCCAAGTGGGAGAGCTTGAAGAACAAGATCAAGGCCCTCACCGACCTGCTGCCGGACTGGATGAAGGGGGGCGGCGCAGTCACCGCCAGCGTCAATCCGTCCGGCTACCTCACCGGCAACTACAACACCCCGGCCATGGCGGGCGGTTCGGGCTATGGCCCGCGCATTGTCACCCCGGTGCGGCCAGTGGCCAGAGGCAACAGCACCACCCAGATCAACGCCCCGATCCACATCGTTCAGCAGCCAGGACAATCCGGCGCCGATGTGGCGCAAGAGGTGCGCCGCGAACTGGACAAGCGCGAACGGCAGGCCGCCGCACGTGGCCGCGCCACTCTTGGCGATCGCAACTAGGGAGTAACCCCCATGATGATGACCCTGGGCTGGTTCGTGTTTATGCGCTCGACCGTAGCCCCCCAATCCCAACAAGATGAATGGGCATGGCGCCACCCGGGCAATAACCGGGTCGGCGCTCGCCCTGCTTATCAGTTCCTCGGCCCCGATGATGAAACCAGCACCCTGAGCGGGGTGCTGCTGCCCGAGGTGACCGGCGGCCCCGTCTCCCTCGACATGCTGCGCCAGATGGGTGACAGCGGTGAAGCCTTCCCCCTGATCCAAGGCGATGGCGTCATGCGCGGGTCATTCGTGATAGAGGGCATCAGTACCACCCGTACCGAGTTTTTCGACGATGGCGCAGCCCGCAAGATTGAATTCAGCATCAAGCTCAAGCGGGTCGACGACAACAACCGCTCTCTCGGCAACACTCTGCTGGGCCGCACCGCTGGCAACCTGCTCGGCCGCCTGGGTGTGGGCAAACTGATCGGCAGTGTCGGCAACAAACTAGGGGGGCTGTTCTGATGGGTGCCTTAGACCAGTTCGGCAGTCGCCTGGCAGAGAACTTAGGTATCACCAACCCGCTCGACGCCCTGCGCCAAGGTCATCCGGTACCGGCTTACCAGGTATTGGTCGATGGCAGTGACATCTCGGCAGCCATTCGCCCGCGCCTGATGTCGATGACCATCACCGACAACCGGGGCTTCACCGCCGACACCATCGAAATAACACTCGATGACAGCGACGGTCAGCTCGACATGCCACGCCGTGGCGCCACCCTGCGCGCCTTCATCGGCTGGCAGGGTAGCGCCCTGGTCGATAAGGGCACTTATAAAATTGACGAGGTGGAACACAACGGCGCCCCAGACATGCTCACCATCCGGGGCAAGTCGGCAGATCTTCGCGGCGGCATGAACAAACTGCGCGAACGCAGCTGGCACCAGACCACCGTCAATAGCATCGTCGAACAGCTCGCCGCTCCCTACCAGCTCATACCCTGCGTGGGTGACTCGCTCAAAGGCCAGCTAATCGACCACATTGACCAGACCAACGAAAGCGACCTCGCCTTCCTCAGCCGCCTGGCGGGTCAGTGTGATGCCATCGCCACCGTCAAGTCTGGCCGCCTGATGTTCATCAAGGCAGGTCAGGGCATCACCGCCAGTGGCCAGCCCCTGCCGGCCATCACCATCACCCGCCAAGATGGCGATCAGCACCGTTTCTCGGTGGCCGACCGTGACGCTTACACCGGTGTGACGGCCTACTGGCAAGACAACAAGGCCGCCGAGAAAAAGAAAATAGAGGTAAAGCGCAAGAAAAAGACCAAACCGAAACCGGAACGGCCACTGCCGCCTGGCGTGGTCGTCAACAAGAAGGAGCATGAACTGCTGGTCGGCGACAGCGAGAACGTCAAAGAGCTGCGCCATGTTTACGCCAATCAGGCCAACGCCATGCGTGCCGCCCGTGCGGAGTGGGAACGGATCCAGCGCGGGGTGGCCGAGTTCGACATCACCCTGGCCAAAGGCCGCCCAGAACTCTACCCGGAACAACCCACCACCGTCAGGGGCTTCAAACCCGACATCGACGCAGCCCCTTGGCTGCTCACCCAGGTGATGCACGACCTCACCAATCAGGGTTACACCAACCGCGTACAGCTCGAAGTGAAGCTGGAAGAACTGCCAGAATAAATAATGGTAGTCGCAACCCCGAGTAGAAATACGGGGGGAATTCCCAGACAACCATGCTCACGCCATCCACGGGGGAGAGGTGTTATCTCTTCTTTGGTGAATAGGGTTGAAATGTGGGTTATCAGGACCAACATCTTGTCTAAGCATACTGCTTTGAAAATTAGGGGAATTTTATGATTGTTGACGCGGCATTTTCTGATGCACTTTTGAAGCTTCAAGCAACTGCTGATCGCCTTGAGGCTGAACTGGAAGCCATGTATCTCCAGTCACAGCCTTCATTAGAGGCTCTGCATGCAAAGACTAGAGAGTTCATGGAGGCGTACAAGTCCTTGAATGACTTTGCATTGAAGGCGATCTCAGTGCGGGATTAATGCCGATAAAGCTAGTTATCGGCATTACACACCTAGGGGCCAACGTGGCCCTTTCTTGCATTTGTAGCACACTGAAAACACTTTAAAAATCAGTTGGTTATTTAGTTATTCATGTATTAGAGGAGAAAAGCGGATCACATTCGCGATTCTCATCTCTCTGGTGTGGCAAACCTGTCCACTACCTAATGCCTACAACCCAAGGATGCGTCCATGACTACCGACTATACCCATCAAGACTCTAAGCTGACGTTTTTGTTTCCAGAATCGCTTGGGGTCAACCGTTTCAAGCTTGTTGAGCGGCGTGCAGACCATGTGCATGTTTTCACGTTCACATTGCTAGACGAACAGCCAGGCTCTCGGCTTAATCAAGCTTTGTGCAAGGCCATCAGCGGCAAGACCCATGCTCGGGTAACAGTGATCCGTAATGACGGCGTAACCTGCAGCGAGAATGTTGTTGTGAAGGAATCAGCGACTGAAGCCCCCAATGACTATTGCCTGAGCGTTGTGAAAGCATGA